ATATAATATTATTTAGGCGCCGTCAAGTATAAACTTCAACTGTACCAAGGTGTCAGGGACATTCTTGTGTAAGATTGCCACACCACCTGCAGCACGCCAATCGTTGATAACACTCTCGGTATCGTCAATGATTAACGTATCTGTTCTTGCGTATTTTTTCTTCAGGTGTTTACCTGGAACAAAGTTGCGTTGGAAATCAATATCATGTGTTTGCAACCATTTAATTTTTTGTTCAGAGATTGCTGCGTGTCGTTTCTCATTTGCTGTGGATGACAGAATCTGAGTTGGTGGTAATGCGTTACGTAATGCACGAACCAAGTCCATTGCATCAGGCATCAATTCCAGTGTTTCGAAGTGTTTATCAGCAACAAACGTATTGAAGAATGTGTTGAATTCTTTATAGTCTCTGGTTGAACTAGGTTCAATATTGAACAATTCAACATATCTCTTTACAAAGTTGGCAATAACACCATCCATGTCCAAATAGATGCAGTTAATTTTATGCATAGTCTCTCAAACTTTCTTTTAAAATTTCTTTAAACTTATTTTTATCATAAACAATGAACGGTGTGTACTTTTCAATTTTTCTTTTGTATGTTGGCCAAATAACATCGTCAGATATTTTTTTGTCCCACATTGGTAAGAAATTCATAATGTCGTTCAATATACACACCGTTTCAATGCTTATGTTGCCATAAGTCATTTCTTTCAACAACAATGGATATTGTCCATCTGTTATCACTAGCATTTCGTTTGGTGATTGTGTTGCGTTAAGTAGACCTATTATATCTTGTTCGAAGCGGTATGTCAAGCTCTGGTTTCTTTTTTGCCACTTTTTGTAGTTTTCTTCACCTTCAATACCAGATATATCACCTACCCAATTAACATTGGTTTCGAGAAAATTGGCAATATAAAATGATTTCAATTCTTCTATACTATACTTCCGTGATAACTTGTAAAAGGAATACTTGGCTTTGTTCCTTGCGAAGTTATCTTTTGATACGTTGGTCTTTCCGTTATAGCGAAAAAAATCGTAAGAATCAGAAGTAAAATGAAGTTTAATGCTTTGGTAGAGGGCATACGCTTCAAATCCTGTCGTTTCGGTCATATTGGCAATTTAGAACTTTTCTTCAATAGGTTCAAGTCTTGTGCTTCTTCTCTAATCTTTGCTTTCAATGCACTGGAGATTAAGGAAGAAGCCACATCGACTTCCATGCCTGTTTGTTCACAATGATGTATGATTGCGTCCATATGGGTACCACCCACTTCACTGACGTTTTTACTAATCATTTCACTAAATTCATTAATTTCGGTTTTTGTTGGCACTTTAAGCTTTCGTATAGAACAAATGGTTTCCAATTTTTGCAACGTACTTTAATTTCCACGCCGGATTTACCGAGGTGTTGTGATAGTACATTGATTTTGTTTTGTATATTGTATCATGCAGGCGTTTTTCTGTCAAGGCTTTTTTCGCAACAATTAGGCATTCTTCCCATGCATACTTGCTTTTGATTGGTCCAACATTTTCACCAACCCAACTGAATTGGTATGTACTGCCTGTTTTTTGATAAACAACATCACATACATTAGATGGAAATTTTTTACTATTTACACGGTTCATTGTAACCTGTGCCACTGCCAATTTACCTTCAAAAGGTTCACTTGCGGCTTCATAGTAGATATTTTTTGCCATGCATAGTACTTGTTTTCCTATGTCTTGTGATACGGCATTTTCGTATTTGAATGTTTGTTGTTGTGATGTTAACGGTAAAAAAACTAAAGTTGAAAGTATTATTGATGACAATAACTTGTTCATCTGTTCTCCTTGTGTGTGTTAAAGGGGGAGAACCCCCTTAACCCTCAGGTAGTTTTTCTGGTGACCTTGATTTCAGGTGCCGTAGAAATATTAGACACGAAACCGTTTAAGGTTTGAGCCTTGTTGATGATATCTGTTTCTGAGGGGATTGTTGGCAGTGCCGGATGTTCAGGTGGTGTCTCACCTTTGGCCTTTGCCGTATCGCATTTGATGTGCCAGTCTTGTGATAGACGGTCTCGTTCTGCGTTGTAAGAATCATATAACATGTCTCTAGCCATTTTTAATAGTTCAAGACGGATTTCAAAAGGTGTCATGTTTGACATAGTTTTCTCCTGTGATGTGTAAGTGTGGCGGTGGTTTTTTGAATGGGTTCCACCGAACCCATATACTTATTTATACGTATTAGAAACTACGTGTGTATTGTAGACGCCATGCATCTTTTTCTTCATCGCCATATGAACGACTCCAACGAACTGCAACTTTGTCTTGTTTGGTCAAATCGTAACCAACTGCTGCATGAACACGTGTTGTTTGATATTCGTTTGCAGTATCAAATGCATTGCGATAACGACCACCAACATCACCAGTGAAACCAGCAACCAATGGGAACTTAACGCCAGCATCAACTGCATAGTGGCTGAAGTGTGATGAACTTGAAACTTTTTCACCCAAACGACCACCAACATAGAAAGCACCGATAGATTGTTTTACACGAACTTCCAAACCTTGTGAAAGTGAACCACTACCAAATGCAGTTTGGCTGTTTTCCATTTTAAGGCTGTAGTCAGTAGAACCAACTTTAGTACCAACAACAATTGCTTCTTTAATGTTAGATGCTTTTGTTGAACGGTTAGTTTCATCAGAATATTCCAATGATGTATAACCTTGTGCCATTGCTGAAACGCTCATGACCAAAGAGGCCAAAACTAAACTGATTTTCTTCAAAATTAACTCCTAGTTGTTAAACAATAGTGACTTAGATATATCTATGATATAAATTAGCCTTCTTTTATCAGTCTTATTATATGCACCATGCAATTCAGCATTATCAAATGCAAATAAGTCGGACCAATCCTGCTTTACACCATCAACTTCCAGTGCAACATCACCTTCTGGTATGATTAATGGTATATGAATTCTTACTGTCTTGCGGGAACGATTCTCAATGTCCGCATGACTCTTAATAACTCCTCCGGCATCCAATACACTATACCCACTACAACCCACATGACTAATATATTTTTGTGTTAGTGATGCAGCTGTTGGAAATATCATTCTCACTCTTGGTTGCAGAAAGAAATTGTGTTCTATGTTTTTTTCTGGTAATGAATATCGTAGGCCTTCTACTTTCCATACATCCTTTTCATGTTCATCCAAAATTGCTTCTGGATTGGATGCAGCATACGAAATACCACCACTAAAGGTTGTATCAAAATCTTTGTGGTATTCTAAAAATTCTTGTGTTAATTTAGGTGCCAATTCCATTAACTCATCTGCTATGGAAATCTCACCTCTAGACCAAATTTTTTGCATTACTACTCCATTCAATGGTTGGTTATTCTGTTACGAGGAAACCAACCGAAACCCTAGTCAGCGTTTAGGCTGCCAATGCGAACTTTTCATCGTTTGCGTTTACTTGATTTAGTTTTAACATCTTCTCTGATGAGCTGTCCACTTCTGTACTATTTACCCTGTCGAAACCAAGTACACCCCCATCAGAAGTGGTCTGCCTTTAACAGACTGTGGCACTTTATCGACTGCCAGCACTTTTGGTGGAGGTGGGGAGATTCGAACTCCCGTCCAGAATACATTTCTAGTCGCTTCATACAACCATAACATTATTTATTATTGTAACACAACCGCAATATCATGTCAACTGTTTTTGTGGTAATAATCAATTGCTTTAACTAGACCTTCAATGTGGTCTTGTGTTTTCTCTTTAAAAATCATTGGTTGTTCGTTGTCCACGGCCATAATAATTACCAAATCATCAATAGGCGTACCAACCAATTCTTCATACATCAATGCATATGCAGTACATTGCCAGAAATAATCCAAAATATCTTGACGTTTTTTAATCTTCTTTGATGTTTTAAAATCAATGACTGATAACTTACCTTCATACTCACCAATACAGTCAACACGGCCTGCCAATCCTAGTTGTGCAGACCACAATCCAACCTCTTGGTAGTGTATATTGTTGATTTTGTTTAGATATGGTTTGATTGATATGAACATCTCTTTGGCATCAGGCATAACATTACCTGGTGGTTTTGGTTCATTGTTCAAGTAATACTCACACATTGTGTGCATATTGGTACCACGTGATGTAGCTTGTCTGGAGATTTTGTTTGCAGTTTCTTCTCCAACTCTACGGCGCCATTCTAGGATGGACTGCTTTTTCTGAGCTCCCACCACTGTGGTCACTGATGGTAATTTTTTGCCATCTGGTGTGACATAATATCTTTTCCCATCAGGAAAAGTTTGAGATTCAATTTTTGGAATCTCTTTTGGTGGGCAATAAACGAACATTATAATCCTAACTTTAAGTTTTTATATTCAAGGATAGTTTGATCCGCTTCTTCGATTTTTCTATTTAAAAAAGTTTTATCAAATGTTCCATCAATGATATCTTTCACATCAACTCCCATACCAACCAATTCAAATACATCATGGTTGATACTGACGCCTTTGTTTGCATTTCCATAAATTGATTTGCCTTTAGCAATACGCAATTCTTCTGTTTCTAAATTTAGTAATGTTGTGAGTTTTCTTGCAGTAAGATAATTCATATACTTACTTTTCCACATCATCATATTACTATCATCATTATTGTATCTAGGATCATCATCGTTTGCCGATAAAACATACTCACCCTTAGTCATTTCTGTATAACCCCATTTGTCATATTCTTTTTCGAATTCACTCAAACGACTTACAGAATTTTTTCTGATAACCAAAGGCCACCAATCCCAATTATCAAAGACTTCAAAATTTTGTTCCAACAAAATCTTCTGACTATTATAAACACTAGACAATGGTTCACCTGGTAATCCACAAATCATGCCTGTATATGTATAGACCGGTTTATATCTTTTCAACTCTCTAATGGCTGCAAATTGTCTTTCATTATCTAGTCCTTTACCAATTGCTTTCTTTGCTTCTGGATGAAAAGTTTCCAAACCAAATGTGGCTGCAACCAAACCAGTATCAGCCAACATAGGTATCGTTTCTGGAAAGGCCTCAATCAAGTCTGCACGTAGAAAGGCTGTGTATGTAATTTTAACACCACTCTTTGCAATTGCTTCTGCAACATAATCCAATTTTACCACATTATCATTGAATGTATCATCATTAAACCAATAGTTATTGACACCAAACATTTCGTAGTTTCTACGCAATTCATCCGCTAGGTTATCAACATGACGAATGTAATCATTCTTCTTTTTACCCAATAATGGGAACGCACAGAAACGGCATCTGAAAATACAACCTCTACTAATTTCAATAGGCAAGAAATTGTTTTTGATTAAGTCGCTTTCCAACCATTTGATAGACAAGTCACTATCATCATTTTTATACGCCATTTCAGCATTAATAGAAAGTGTACCTTTGTATGGTACCCACTTCAAATCATCCAAACGTTTCTTGGTTAAGAATTTTAGATAGTGTAAGACTGCTTCTTCGGCATAACCCCAAAATACTCTATCGACCTGAGTTAAATCGACACCATCAATTGGTGTTTCATTCCCACCAATAAGTGTCTTTACATGGGGATATTTCTCTTTAATGTGTTTGAATAAATGATTTAATTTGTCAAATGCATAGATGAACGTAATACTGATACCAACAAACAAAGTTTTTGGGCCAATAAACCTAGCACAGATTGTTTCAATTTCTTCTTCTGTAAAATTACCAAAGTAATCAACAACCTCAAGGTTATAACCATGTGGTTCTAAAAATGTTCTCAATCTTGCTGCACCAGCTGGTCGACTAATTGTTCTAGTTCGTTCCATGCCGGTAAAAACAATACCATGTGTATCTGTCATAATTTAATAGAGTTCAAAATCTCTGATTTTTTTAGTTACGTATTTTGCTCTGATGGCTTCGAAAAAATCAATATCTTCTTCCGTTAATTCGGGTTCATCAATTTTTTCTCTCATGCCTCTAACATAATTTAACATCTGTTCAAAATCACCTTCATATTTAAAAAATTTGGTTACTTTCTTTGTATCATATGCATCCATGATAAGGTGATATCTATCCTCATCGGAATCATTTCTAATTTGATGCCATTGATTGACCCAAAGAATCCAAACACCACCGTCAGCAGGCATATGTAAATTCATACCTTGACAAATATGTACACATTTTTCGTTTGTGAAAAGTGGTATGTGAATACGTGCCATATATTCTTCTTCTGTTGCATCTCTATGCACTAAACTTTTTGAGTGTGCCTTTAAACAGGTAATTCTAGCCCTTGTTGGATAAAATCCCATTTCACGTATGTCATCCATAACCTTTTTGATTTCACCAACATAAGCTTCAGTTGGTTTGTCGTGTTCTAATCCATGTGAAATGTTAAAGTGCTTGTAGGCTTTACAAATCAATTCTTCAGTTGGTAAAAATGATTCTAATGATTGTCCTTTTTCCAACTGAATTGCTTCCCATCCACCAGTCCATGTTGCTTCTTTGCATAGTATACTCCAACCACCAAAACCATTGTATTTTGGTGTTTCATATTCTTCACCTTGAATAACTTGGTCACCTAAAGTAAAAACACTATCTCTCACTTCTTGTTTTAATTTTTCAATGTCCACTGTATAGTCTAATTTTTCGAAAAACATTTCTTATCCTTTATAAGTTTCCAGTTTCTTTTAGCATATCATACACTTGACCATAATCATAATATCTGGTTCTAAGTGCAAATGCCTTTCTGAGTTTTGCTTCGCCACCTAATGGTTCCACATTGTGTGGTACTCTTACGTCCAACATATATGCTTCCATAGGTTGTGCAACAAAAGATCCAATTTCATGAACATCATCAAAAGAATATACCGCATCAACATATGTTATTTCTTCACAGGTTGGCATATTCTGTTTTTCAGCCACAAACTCTTTAACCCTAGTTTTCAATTCTTCAACATTAACATTTTGGTCTACAATCGTTCCATCATCAACACCAAGGTGTCGGTCTTCTTCTGTTTTCCATGAGTTTGCTTGAGGTTTTGCCTTAAAGAAAACTGTTCTATAGTTTTGTGGGTCATAATAAAAATTGATTGTTGTTATAAAATCATTATCAACGTGTGGTAACAACAAACTATTAATTGACATTCTCGTCACCTGAAAATCTTTCCAGTATCTTTCGGGAATAACTTTATACAGTTTTTCTAATTCTGGTTCAGGTGTCCAAATAGTATTGTGTCTAACTCCCAATCCATATTTGCCTGCAAATGAATCTGCAATTCCTTGAGGAATTATGGTATGCATCATATACTCATAATTGTGTTTTAGTTTAACGAACGACATTATTGGTTTCCTTTAACATTTCAATTACGTCCTCATACTTATGAACAAAGGTTCCCAAAGTTATTGCTTTACGCAAATTAAATTCACCCTTAACGCCATGTATTTGACTTACATCAAGTAACCAAACTTCATAGTCTTTTGCCACAAAACTACCAACTTCAATTAAATCATCTTCAAAGTATATATGACCATCGGTTTGATTCTCAACCTGTACAGTATTTGGTTTATCAACTTTTGGTTTGTAAAAGGTTGTTGTGCAACCTTCTGTTTGAAAGTAAAAATTTATTGATGAAATAATCTCGGTATCTGTATGTGGTGGGATTATACAATCAATTGTCATTACTGTCAAGTGGAAATCCTGCCAATACCTTTTTGGCAAAACACCATAAATTTTTTCAGCCTCTGGTGACCATATCTTCTTATAGTCAATACCTTTACCATCAACTTTAAAAGTTTTTAATTGGTCGGTAATTGCATATAGTGGTTTTTCGAAAGATTTTTCAAGTTTGGTAAACATTATTTCCATTCTTTAATCTTTGACATACGACCTGCCCAAGATTTCAAAATTACCGTATTCTGTGCATTTTTATCTACCACTTTTCTCAGGTCTGTAGACAATGAAATGCGTAGGTCATCAGATTTGTTTTCATCAACACCGTGTAAGACATAATTAGGGAAAAAAATCAAACGACCCTCAACTGGTTTGAATCTTCGTTCACGTAAATTTGGTGTGCTACTCAAAGTGTTATTTAACCAATCAATAGCATGTGCAGAATCAAACGCCACAAGGTCACCACAACCTTCTTTGGCCTTAATATAGTATGTTGCTGCAATTGCAGATTCAGTGTGACCATGCACCTCTAGGCGTTCTCCAGGTTCACGCACATTGACCCAACCCATAAAGTGTTCGCAACCACGAATGTTCAACATCCTCAACTGTGGAATATTCTGAACAATTTTCTTGGTTACTATGTCTATAATTTCTTGTTTGAGTATATCTAGATTTGGACGGCTGTAGTCCCATATACTGTTGCTTGGGTCCTTATCTTTACCCAATGCGATATCTTTACCAATACCATAAATTTCATCCAATAGAGTTTCATTGAATTGCTCATCAAATTTGGTTTGCACTTCCCAGATTGGACTTTGCCAAAACATATTCTGTGCATTTTGATACCAATGATAGCGGTCCCTATCTTCTTTTGTCATAATATTTTGCATAATAAAAAATCAATAGTTTTGTTTTTCAAACCATTCTTTAAATTCTCTTAGGTGATTCAGTTTCAACTCATATTCTTCATCAGTATAATCTTCATCTCTTGGTAAAGATATGAAATATTCATATTCTTCTTTCGGATTTCTCACTCTTTCTTCATTCCAACCTGGATCAGCAAAATTTATAATATGTTGATCCATCAGTTTATCTATAGTTTCTCTAAAATGATATGACATATAGAAAAACCTTTCTTTTTGTTCTTCCGTAAGACGGTTAATCCTTTCGATATGATTTTTTTTCATATAATTTGTTAGAACAAAAAAATCATATAAAATATTATCACCTTCAAAATTTTTTATGGTTTGTTGGTATGTATAGCTATATTCTTTCATCTTTTGTCCAACCATATTTTATAATTTCGTACAAGTTCGTTGTCAACACCATCTCTTAATAATTTTGGTAAAAAGATAGATGATTTTAACAAACCATCACCGTCAAGGACCGCATGAACATCTTCAAAATCTGTTAGCAATTCATAGACACGCTCTTTTTCTTCCTGCGTCATGTTATTAAATACAGTTAAACTAACAGTATTGTAAAAATTAGCTAAATGTTCATCAACCAAATCCCCAACAGGATTCATTAAAACTTTAACCGGTCTTTTAGTGGAATACGTTGGCATCAAACTACCTTTTTATTTGGTATAAATTTCTCAATAAAACGGCCTAGTTCGGCAATAAGTTTAAACATAACGAAAATTACAACAAGGCCCGCACCTTTTAGGAAACCAGGTTCTTTCTTACTTGGTCCAAACCAACGTTGCCATACACCAATAACTTTACAGATTGGTATACCAAATGCAAACATCATCTTACCTGTAAGACTACCCGTTTCTTTTTCGCCCATGATGTATGCCATTTCTTCAGCCCAAGGTGTTGCAATATCATGTGCCCATGTAATAGACCACTTCTTAGCAGCTTCACTGAATTCTTCATCTGACATCCAAGGCATCATCTTAGGACCTTTGCCGTCCATCCAATCAACAACAATCTCAGCCCATGCACGATAACCATTGTAGATATCTGGATTGGTTTGTATCAATCTTTCACCAAATGCTTGGTCTGCCTCAAATATGTTTTTCTTCATTAAACCAAGGTCAAACAACTTGGTACAAATAATCTTAGAACAATTACAATTAATATTGAAACAGTTTTGGTTAGCATTACAGTTATATACTGGTGCTGTGGCCAATTGACAATTACCGGCTTGCAACCATTTGTTTCTATCACAATTTACACAATTTGCCAAAGCAGAACAATTTGCTGTTGCTGAACAATTAACTGGAGTTGAACCAGTTTTAGTGTTTGTTGCAGTAGAACATTGTCCGGTTGATTGGGCATTACAATTTAGTGTTGCGCCGTTGTTGGAGTTGTTACAGTTGCCGGCATCATTTTTCTGATAGTATTTTAAACCACCACGGAATACATCTAAATTTGGTTGTGATGGTCTCAGTGGATTTGGTGGTGTCACAGCATTAGTACCAGCTGGTACAACAGGCACAAGACCACTACAGTTGAGTGTAGTGGTACCGTCAGGTTTAAGATACGTGTTTATGAAATTGAAATCAACTGAGGTGTTGGTTGCTCCAACTTCTGCATTTATGTTTGAAACTCCAATCGCACTATTTTTATCTGGTGTTGCCATTTTTCTCTATCTTTAAAAGTTGTTATTGTTATTTAGGTTTCTAAACGAGATTTACCATACACCGCAACATCATCAACTGTACCAACAATTTCTTTAACCACCTTGATTGGTATGATTTTTTTCTGTTTTTCTTCTTCGTGTTTGAAAACGGTACCAAAAACATCTTGTCTATCAAGTGGCAACGTATCACTTTTAATGATTGATGGTGTGTAACCATTTGTTATCATAGTGAATGCTGCAGCAAACAAAGCCACATTATCTGAATATGCATTGGCACACGAAATGTCCCAAAATTTTTCGTCCAAGAACATACATGCACCTTTACACATATGCAATACTGGACATTCTGGACATTCTTTACGATTAGACCAATGTGTGACAGATTTCAACTCAACATTTGAGTAGTCATCTAACGTGCCGCCATGATGTGATTCACCGTTCTTTGATATTTCCAAAGAACTTACGTTTTGACAAGTCATTACGTTACCACGTAGGTCAACCGAAATGGTATGTTCGTCATCCATACCACATTTTTGGCCCAAATATTTAGATTCTATATGATTCAAAACACGATTTGAAAAATCTTGTATTTTACCCAATTGGCCTATAAAACCTATTTTAGTACCGTTGGCATATAATTCACCAAAAGCACGTTGTCTAAAATCAAAATGTTCTTGTTTTGTAATTAGTGAGTTTGAAATACCTTCTTCATCATAGGCATCAACCAATGATCCTTCACCAAGTACAACATTTTCATCGCCAGTAAGATTTACAAACCAATCATAAATTTCTTTTCTACTTTGGTTTTTAGAATTCAACATAGCGTTAAAACTAAATGGTTTACCTAGTCTTGTTTGCATACGATAGAAACCGATAATACGTTCTTTTTGTTCAGGATCATCAAATGGATCAGGACCACGAACAAATTGACCAGGACCGTCATGTGAAATTGACACACCAAAATCCATCATCATTAACCAATCAATGATTTCATCTGTTAATATGGAACCGTTGGTGATAATACTAAACCTTGGTTTGGTTTTCCAATCCTTGAATTTCTCTGCAATGGCCTCTGCCAAAGGTTTCATGGTTTTCCAATAAACCAGTGGTTCACCACCCCAAAATTCAATTCTCAAACCAACATCTTCATCAAAATGCAAAACTTCCAACTTTTCCATAAAAGCATCGATATCTTTTTTGGATGTTTCCGGTTGACGCTCGACAAACTTTTGTGAACAATAATCACACGAATAATTACAACTCAAACCCATTTGAATTTTTAAATGGCTGATTAATTTAGATTTTTTGAGTGGTCGATTTTTATCGAAAGCCTTATAAGGCTTTTCCAAAACGTCCCATCTTTGTTCTTCTGGATATTCAAAAATGTCACCATTAGAATTTTTCAACACATTGGCCATGTTGTCATAGAAAAAAACTTGTTTATCACCATCAGCAATTCTTGTGGCATGAATTTCAAAAATCATTGTATTTCCTCTTAAATATTGAGTAATTATTTATCCTAATAACCAAGTTCTTCACAGGCCACGATCCATTGTTTTACTAGACTGGAACGAACGATATCGTCTGGAGTAAAGTAAATTTCTTGAAAAGATGGCATTTTACGTGCCACTTCCAGAAAACTATGGAATGCTGTTTGGTCTTTGTTACTTTTAATTAAATCTGTTTGTTTAAAATCACCTGAAAATATAATTTTAGACCTGTGTCCGACACGGGTAATAATTGTATTCACCTCTGACCAGTTTAAATTCTGGTTCTCATCTACAATAATGATAGCATCATCAATAGAAATACCACGTATAGCAGTAGTTGATATGAATCGAACATGACCTTGTTCCTTTAATCTGTCCCACGCATCAGAACGGCCAAACAAAGTGGTCGCAATCTCTTTATAAGGCAGTTCATAAATTTCTTGTTTCTCATCCAGATTACCTGGTAGATAACCAACATCACGTAATTGAACAAGAGAACGCACAACTACCACTTGTTTGAATGAATTGGATTTATCCAATACTTCTTCTAGTGCCTTGTATAGTGCCAAAAAAGTTTTGCCTACTCCAGGACTACCAAATAGTCCCATAAAGTAGGCACCGCCTTTATACATTTCAAAAAATAATCTTTGATTCTCCGTTAATGGTTCAAAGGTTTTTAGATGGTCCGGTTTAATCTTCAATGAATTACTTACTGCTGGTTGATGCCTAGTCTTTTGTTCATCATCCTGTAATTGTTCCGCTGCGTATCTGGCTGTTGTTTTTTTTGTAACCATCAATTCCCCTTTGAAATAATGCTGAAACTTTTTTGTCAGAATCGGGTTTCTTTTTCTTCCGATTCTTGTTTGAATTCTTTACTTGAGGTTTCTCCTCAATTTTCTTTTTCGGTAGAAATAAGGCAGGTATTTGAGCCATTACCACTCTCTCTGCATCTTGGTCTTATGACCACTCTTAATCGTATTTCCAGGTACGGTTTCTTTCATACGATTGATGACATACTTTTCGAATGTGGAATCTGCCTTACCAGTTCCTGGTGTGTCCATACGCATACCATCACCAAGGCCTGGAATGCCATCGGCTGTGAAATATCGTTCTAAGTGGGGATTGTTTTTTTTAAACTCATCATACTCTGCAAGGCGCATCGTATGTTCTTCAATTTCACCTGTATTCTTATTCAAAAATGTATAAATCATGCGGTTTGATACCAGCTTGGTACTGGTCGTGAGTTAAATTTTCCTTGCCAAGAAGCAAGGTGCGTCTTATTATTTATATAGTAATTACGATATGACGCAATAGAGTCACCTGCCACTTTTACATCGTCAGGCATGGCAGGTGTTGGTTCGGTGAACGGTGCATGAGCAGGAATATTCATTGGTGGATACATCAATTCTTCTTCAAGACCATTACGTTCAACTTTGTGAACTTTACCATAACGATAGGTATATTCTTTGCATAATTCTGTCAACAATTTAGACAACCAAACATAATTTGCATAAGACTGCCTGCACCATATTGCTGAAGGATGGTTGATATGAGTAGCAGAATAAAGCACAGATTCACGGTTGTCAGGAAGAACATATCGAGTTTGTTTTCGACCAGTTTTAGACAAGCCAACAGATTCAGTACCATCAAGCACACGATGAGCAGTAGAAAGTAGTTGAGCATATTCGAGAATCATTTTAATGCAATGTTTATCATTGTGCATTTCTGCACACACTTTGGGGTCATTATGTAGATAAAAAATGTTCATGTTGTCACCAGTGACGGATTACTCCGGCAATAATAAAAAGGTTGGTTATGATGTATGATAACACAATAACAGTCCGGATGCAAGCGATTTTGTTTGCCTCGCTGTCATTATTGCCACTTTTCTCACCTAACGCTTTACACCACAGGCGCCACATACGATATTATACTCATGTTAACATCCTAATCAATCCAATAGTGTCAATAGTTGTCAACAAGATGTAATTGGCCAACATACCGAAAGATTTCCGAGTATAAGCAGCCCAAGCATACATGGCACAACCAGCAATCCACACAGGATACAAAGCCAAAAGAGGAGGATTTGGTACGGTGACTGCCATGGTAATTGAGCAGCCAATACTAACAGCCCAAGCCAACAACTCAACAATAAACCGTAAGCGATTAGAACGCCAGTCATCTTTAATCCAGCGTATTGTCGGTGCCAGTATTTGTTCCATAAAATTCCTCATCTGGCACTACATCCAATGTACCGTTAATTTGAAAACCACAACCTTCTAAGAACATTTGAAATTCTTCCAAAATATCATTCAAAGTCACAGCATTGGTTGTATGTGTGACTGTGCGAGTAGTTTCGTAAGTTTGTTTCAGTTTGAATTCAAGTTCCATAGAATGATCCAAAATAAATTTCATTTATTCACCAAATTTAGGGATTTCAATATCTTCTGATTTTTTGGTTTTCTTAGCTGGTGCTTCTGCTGGTGCTGAAACTTTAGGGAAACGGCGTGCAATATCTTCAGCAGTAACAGTTTGCATAGCAAATTGTTTAAACTGGTCATAACTATCTGTGACACGCATTGCATTTTTAGAATTCATACCTGCACCATCAATAGTAAACAATGCACAACCACCCGAGGCCAATGGTGCAATTTCAATGATGTGGTCCAAATTAACAATAACTGGACAACCTTTTTCAACAGAATTAACTTCAACAAATAAACTCATAGTGACTCCTTATTTTCTATCACAATCTTCCACACGAATCAAATATACTGTTTTCTCTGCGTGTGGCCTCACAAAGAAACATTCACCTTTAATTGACCAAACCAAATGGTTTTGAATACCATCTTTAAACTCTTTCAACTCTTGTGCTTCTTGCTTTGCATAGAATGCCATAACAAGAAAGAAACATACCATGAAGGCAATGTAACTAACGATGTACCAAAAATTGGTTTTTAACCAAGTCAAAACGTTTTTCATATTTTTCCCATTGATAAAAGTAGATTATACACTGCGGTGCCAATAAAGGCAACTGCACATATAAAAAATGCCAGTTTGATAGATTCTTCCTGATAGTATTCAACCTCATTTTTAATCATGTCCCGTTGCGCCAGGATCATCGGTGGTGCTTCACGTTCACCACCAAGCATATAGACAGTCTTTTCGGATTCCTTCAACCTACGCAAGGCTGACACATAATGTATAAAACTTATCATCAACAAGTCACCTTATATGGTGGTCCATAGGGGTCTGGTTGATACGGTGCAGGTCGTGATGCAAGATGATTTACCAATTCTCGCAAGTATTCATTTTCTTTTTTAAGTTCTTCGAACTCAGCAAGACGGAGTTTAATCTCAGCCATTTCTTTTTCCATTTTTTCTAACATAGTAACAATCATATTAGTCCCACAATGCTTGATAATATCTACCGAACAAACGCAAACCATTGTTGATGCGTTCTTGGTGTTTGGTGCGGTTTTCCCAATCTATCTCATATGTATGATTAGGTCCATGACGCATTTCAGTGTACTTGTGGACACCTTTAGGTACTTCATTGCCTTCCACATCAACAGGCACAAATTCATAATCGGCAACACCAGAAGTGTATTGTTCTTCCCAATCATAAGTTGGTTGTAGTTGTTCAAAGGTCCAAATCATTTCATCCATGACCCAATCCCAACGCTTAAAGTGATTGGCGTCAGTATCATACTCATTTACTTTTGGTGGTGCTGATGTAGATTTCAATTCTTCGGGTACATCAGAATCATCAACATTTGGTGCACCGTGTTTAGTGGCTTGCAACTGTTTCAACAAAGGCAAAATGATTGGCGACAATGTGCCATCCATATTCCATGAATCCCATTTGTCAATCTTCACATAACGAATTTGTGGATGAATAAAGTCCAGAAACTTCATCCATGATGTTGACAGTGGCATCAAACGGTTAGACCACTTTTCAATCAATGGTTCATCATAGTCAATCTCACGCCAAAAGATAATTTTCTCCAAAATTGTATATGGAGAAATCCAGTGGTTACGATAATTAGAAAAATAAATCTTCATACTTTTAACATTTGTTCCAGTGTATATGTTTTTTGCATATAAGGTGATACATCATGCAAAACAGAATGTGCTAAGTCACCTTCTCTGCGTGGCATCACGTTTACTTTAAAATCACAAGCATTTACCTTTTTGAATGTGTTTACAATTTGTTGTACTGTATAACCTTCGCCTGTGCCTAGATTTTCTAGTAAAAGATTTGAAGGTCGTTCGATAGCGAATCTAATGGCTTTGCATACTTCAAGTACGTGTATATAATCACGCACGGCGGTACCATCAAGTGTATCGTAGTCATTACCATATAAATTAAACTCACCTGTCTCCCTCGCTTTCATTAGATTATACATCAGACTATCTTGGTTTGTTGGTTCATAACCAGCAGAACCAATAACATTGTAGAACCTGAAAATTGTGTGGCCTTTACCATTCAAAGTACAATAGTTTCTTACCAATGATTCAGTTGTCTTTTTTGATATTGCATAAGGACTCACAGCACCGCCTGCTGCTGCACCAGTAGATGCAAAGATGAAATTATCATAACTCACACGTTCCATGACATTCAATGTACCACCAACGTTTGTTTGATAGTAACACATTGGCCACTTCATAGAATCACCAACATTCACCAATGCAGCCAAATGAACCACAGTATCATAGTGTCCATCTAAACAAACCATGTTGTTAATGTCTTGTTCAATAAATGATGTACCAAGTTGAGGAACATATTTTATATCCAATCCAGTCACCTCATATTCGTCACCCAGTATATGAACCAAGTGCCGACCAATGTAACCGGAACTACCGGTGATTAGAACCTTCTTCATTCTTTGTAATCTATAGAGTTAATGAAACGCATTTTTTCTTTAATGTCCCATGACTTCAAATAGTCATTGTCTTTGTCAAACAATTCCAAATAGTCTTTGGCTGACAATTCACGTGTTGAAACAATCACTTCATCCATGTGGTGTTGTGAAAATTCATGGAAATCTTCTTTGCCAATTTCCATAACAAATTCGTCCTCTGCATGAGAAGCTTCACGAGCCTCAATCACATAACGCATACGAAACATTGATACAGTTTCAACCAGATACAGTTTCTTTTCCATCTTCTTGCACTCCAAAAGTTTTATCAATTTCATACAAACACACATTGGCCAACTCAGAAGCTGGCCATTTGTGTTGACTGGCATATTTTCTATTCTGAACGATGATATTCATACATTCTTCAGCAACCAATTTGGTCAACTTTTCTGCATCACCAACAGCAATCCATTTACCACTCACATCAGTGGGTATTGCTGCAAGTATCGTTTGTTCATTCATCACACCTCCACAAATTTCAATTTGAATCTATCTGCACGGTCTTCGTATGCATCATAACCACGTGGATTGCAAACGATTCGTGTTGAACCAATCATGTAGTCAAAATCTTCATGTGTATGACCATGAGTCCACAATTTGATTTGTGGATGATCCATGATGAATTCATCTAATGCAGTACTGTAACCACCATTCATAATTACTTCATCGGCATAACGAGGATGTGTTGATGATTTACTTGGTGCATGGTGACCCACAACAACAAACTTTTCATCAAACTTACCTTCAATCATCAGGCGAATATACTCCATCATTTTCCTGTGGTCTTCAACGGCATCTTCCGGGGAGAAACGACTTTCACGTTTATGAAATTTACCATCATCATCTTTGAATATTGTTACCCGATTACTATTTTGAACACAACGAAAATCATTCATCATACCTTTCATGTGCAGCAGTGTGATTGGATCCTCATTGTTCATATCAGTCCACAAAGTACCACCAATGAATGTTATATCATCAACAACAAATGTTTCTTTATCTAAGATATGAAGATTATCCAAATAAGAAAGCCTATCACGGAGAATTGTAAGAGTGTTAGCATAATCACCGTGATAATGTTCATGGTTCCCCATAATATAAACAACATGAGGAAATCTGTCACAACATTCTTGAAAGAATTGATGCCATGTCGCAGAGCGGCCAAAGCGGTCCATAATCTCATAATCATCCTTCACATTCAAATCTTTGGCAACACAAATGTCACCACCAAGAATCAACACATCAGCACCTTCTGTATTGTCGAGGCTGATAGTACCAAATTCTAGGTGAATATCCGAACAAACTGCAATTTTCATAGTAATTTCCTTAATGATGATATTATATCACAGGATTGTATATAGGTCAAGTGGTGTTGTTGAAATGCGACACACGTGTTATGGCCATGTGTAACCTCTTTGCTCAAACTTAGATTGTCTCCATGTTGTCAGTGATTTCATGTTATTGATTTTCAATTTTTTATTGAAACACAAATCATATTGTTCTCTTGAAATAAACAACTGGTCGTGGCCAAAATGATAATATGGTTTACAATGCACAAAATCAAATGTTTCTCTTATTTGTTCTGGTGTACCAGTATGTTTGGTGATAAACTGTATATCATTCTTCAATGTGATTGCATTTTCGGTGATGCATAGATTATCACTTGATGTGACCTGCCTGTACTTTTCATCAATTACAGCAATTTCATCTGGATGTATGTCAATAAAGATTTTTTTAACAACATCTTGTGACAAAACATTTTGGAAATATACATCCCAATCTTTCGGTGTGCCGCCTTGGATTAAGGACGCAATTGCACCACCAGTCAAAAACATATCATCATAATGTGTGGCAGGAATTAATTTCTTCAAATAAGATATCTTCGAACGAATAGAGGCTTTTGCTGAAAATATTATAGACGTTTCATGGTCAGTGAATTCTGCCATCTGTTGCACCTTTTAATGTATTTTCCATGTGTGGAAGTAAAAGCAATAAAACATCTTCACATTCCGAAATTTTTGCCAATGTTACCATTCTAGCCATAATCACGCCGGCCAAGGCTGCATAATTCACATCATAGTTCATTACAATCTTATAAAGAAAATCATCAAAATCTTCATTAAGTGTGACAATATCTTGTTCAGTCATCAGTCAACCTTTTCAATGTCCATTTCACAATCAATAATCATTTCACAATCAGTTGGTGTCCAACCATGTTCCTCAAGGTCGAATACTGAATTTTCTTCCAAGAATTCTTCGAGCCATGCTTTGGTTGCATCATCACATTCATCCATGTCATGTTCTTCCCAACAACCATCATTCGTTTCAATCATTTCACAATCATAACCACAGGCGAACATATCAACACCTGCTTCTAATACGGGTGGCGTGTCATCATCGGTGTATACCTCAAACTCACCCCATCGCCAACCGGTTTCAACAATCATTCGTTGGTTGTTTGGTCCCATCCATTCTTGTCGTTCAATAATGGACTTTTTCCATTGTGGTGTAACTTTCCATGTCGCCATTATTTTTTCTCCTGCGGTTGTTCCATCTTCGGTTCCTCATATGAGATTGGTTGTTCAAATCTCGGCATCGCACCAGTAAATGCACCACTAATTGCTTTACGCAAAGCATACAATGGAAAAAACACAACAGCCAAGCCAAGTGTAATACCGATACCAATCGCAACAAATGCCTTCACATAGAAAATGTAAGTCACTTCGAGCATCAGATTCCAAAATCCTGCTGTGCCAAAATTTTCAGTAGGGTCACCTTCATTAAAGGTGCGAATGTGTTTGACAAACTGTTTATTCAACACTTCTGTTTGTGTGATAAGAATGTCAACAATACCACGATATAAACTAATCATCATACTTGTACCTCATAAGTTACATCATAACCACCTTTGCGGTCGGTCCACCAATCATCTTCATCCATCCAATCCCAATCAAGGTCAACACCTTCTTCCCATGCTTTTTCAATCACTTCTTCGATAGAGATTTCACCTGCTTCAAAATTGAGATACATCAAATCAATTTCAGCTTCATCTTCAATGTCACAATAAATTTCACCAAACAAATCACGGTCAATTTCGATTTCATATCGTTTCTCAACCGAATGCCATTCCGATTTAACAATGCTAACCATAATTACTCCTTATCTTAATGTATAGTGTGCAACGACAGCATTAGGTTTCTTTAATGCTTCAGCACGGCGTTGTTTATATTTCACATTCTCAACATCCAACAGTTTGACTTCACTGTTTTCACGTTTATTCCAAATTGCTTCACATTCAGCTTTGGTGTAATCTGTGAGTTGTAGACAATCTTCCATAAAGAATTTGCTGTCATCTTCAGGTTTAGTCATCAATTCTTCTTTGTTTTTTGGTTGTGTATCTACGCCTTCTTGAACCTTGTTTTCATTCAGGTCAATATGCACAGGATTCTCAGGAACAACCACCTTCTCAATGATAATTTGTTCTTGTTCAACCTTAGGCACAGCTGGTTTGGTTGGTCTGTGGTTTGCTAATACAACAAGAGCAACCAGAGCCAAAGAACCAATCATAATTTGTTTCCACCAAAGGTAGAAAACAAGGCCGAGAACAAATACACCAATGCCGCCCAACACCACCATTTCTAGTGTGTGTTGGGAAAGACCAGAATCATTGACGATTTCGGAATACATTTAAATCACCTTATTGACGATAAGCCACTTCACAAGAAACAGAAACTGGATACATGATTGTGCCATGCTCCGTTTTCTGCGGCAGTGTTTGAATCACTGGACGCATTTTTGCGTTAATACAATCTTTGGACGCCTGAATTACCTCAGAGCGTTCAATCACTTTTGCTTTTTCGAAACCATCCAACTTGGGAGTTGAACACGCAGCAATTACCAAGAAAAGAATAGTAAACATACCATATCTCAAAGTTCTGTTAAACATTTTTAATCCTATCAATTAGTTGTGATGCTTCACTAAAATTGGAGATTTCATCGGTGAATTCCATTTCTTGAACCATCAGTTCAGCTTTTGCCATACGGATTAATTCTAATGCATAGGCAATATCATCGTTGTCGGCTTGATCCAGCCATTCGTCAAAACTTTCATTTGTGGTGTTCATAATAAACTCCAGGTTGTCTCGGTCCCACTCATTCATTTGAAGTTCGCCTTGATGCCATCATTTTTGAATAAGATTCCACATAGACCAGTTATACCCATCGCTGTAATGAAACCAATTTCATTGATGCCGTTAATTGCTGGCATCAGGAACATATTCCAGCACAACATGACAGCCAATGAATTCAAACAAAGAATGAATATAACAATCAACACTTGCGACCAAAATTTAGACCAGTCCATAGATTCTCCGTTTATAGTGGGACGAAACATTAGGCTTCAGTAGTTTCGGTTGCTGGTTGTGCAACAGGTGCTGGTGCTGCAGCTTTGGTGCCGACATAACGGCCGTTTGCATCAAACTCGGTGTGATTCACCAACTGATATGCTTTAACAGCACGACCTTCTTTGTGAACCTTGATGATGCCGCCATCTTTGCGGATGTTGTAGATATTGGTGGATAAGCGATAGAGTACCGCTTCTTGGTCTGTACCTTTGAAACAGGCCTTAATCTCATCGGGAGATACAGGTTTACCTGACAGCAAAGTAACAGTGATTTTTTCGTGGCGATTTTGTTTGCCGGTGCGAATGGTGTTTGACATTTTAAGTCCTTTCAAAATACATGATAAAATTACCAACAATTTGATTATAACACATGGATGGCCTGTTGGCAACCATCCAGTGTTGTTTTCTTACATCAGAATGGGATTTCTTCCGCATCATGTGGTGTAGGTTTAACCTGTGCAGGTGCATCCACTTTAGCGTCCACTTTGGAATACAAATCCAGGAATGCCATCTTAGTGTCGGTGTCGAATCGTGACACACACAGCTCAATTGATTTCATACGGTCACCAAAGATTTTAAATGCCTTGGCAATGTGTACCAAACGGCGTGTGGAGATAATTTCATCAACAGCACCTTGGTCAAATGATTGTCGAACAATATCAGCCCATTGTGTCAACTTCTCAACAAAATCCTGGTCATTAATCAATGGTGCAAGGATTTTCTTCTCAGTCTTAACATCAGGATATTCCTGTTCAACTGTAATAGGGAAACGTTCTAGGAATGCATCATCTAGAATCTGTGAAAGATAACGGCCTTCTTCACTGCCACGACCTTTGGTGTTTGCAGTAGCAATCACATTGAAGCCATCGGCAGGATAAACCATTTCACCGTTCTTCTTATTGTAATATGGTTTGCCTTCTAAGATACCTTGCAAACACATTAACTTATTAGAACCACGGTCAACTTCGTCAATCAGTAGAACGGCACCACGTTTCATTGCCGTGATAACTGGACCATCACGATTAACCACATTACCATTGACAAGGGTAGGACCACCGAGAAGGTCACTCTCATCCGTTTCAATCGAGATATTAACTCGGATACACTCACGCCCGAGCGTAGCGCATACCTGTTCAACCATAAGGGTTTTACCGTTACCAGATAGGCCAGTAATGAATACAGGATAAAAAGAACTAGACTTGATAATATTAACAAGGTCTTTATAAAATCCAAAGGGAACATAATCAGGGTGCTTTACAGGAATTGATACATCAGAATCGTCAACCAGTTTAGGTTGTTTGAATTCTAGCACTTGTGCTAATGATACTTCAAGTTCTGGTTCAGGTTGTTTCATTTGTTTTTTGGTGCCAATATCAGGCAATTTATAACGACCACGGTCAACACGATATTCCGATTTAGTTACAAACCAATGCGGAAACGAAAGGTCATTTTCTTCAACGACTTGTTGAATGCCGTCACGGGTCAAAATAGAACCAGTGCCATACAATTCTTCGGCTGCTTTAACGAAAGCAGTTTGGTTGCGGTTTAAACTCATTTTTTCTCCAGTTATGATGCCCACATATTGGTATTATACAGGATAACAATCTCAATGGCAAGTACTACTAAAGTAATCATTCTCCGTCCCATTTCTCGGTTTGTTGAAAGGATTTTTCTTGGATTGTGCGGCTATTCTTAAATATATGCCTAGGATTACCACACAATGCACAATCGGGATTACCACAGTCCATGGCATGGTGTTTGGCAAACTTGTGTGGTTCTTTAACATCCAATCCATGTGACTTAGCAATCTTCATTTGTTTTTTGATAGCGTTTTCATCTTTCAGTAAACGCTTGGAGTGTTTGATTTTATCTTCTTCTGTACTCATTTTAAATCCTTAAAAGGCATCAAAGTTGAAATACTTGGTTGTTTCTTTCATCAAAATCACAGTAGTACCTTCTCTTTCAAAGATAAACTGGCCAGTCTTGTTGTTGAATTTCACCAAGTCATCATTGCTGAACTCACGTTCATTCCAACCTGAATCTTCAACGTTGTCATCTTCATCAGAATCAACAATAACAGGCGAAAGTTGATTTTTAGGTTGTGGTTCTGCCTTCTTCAAAGACTTGAACCAGTAACTGACACTAATATCTTTCGTTGACAACGGCGCACCAGACCAACTTGTTGGACTCACACGGTCTGCCTTACGGTCACCACGATAAACTTCAATAGAATATGTGGCACCAGAATCAAACTCAGCCTTCACGTTAAGAATACGCATTGCATCTTGTGGTGATTCATTGTAACGATTCATTTCTTCAATCATTGCCTTCAACATATCAAAGTTAAATGCAGCAAATACAGAAGCAATGTTTACAATTTTATCTGTGTGTGATTTATCATTCAAGTTATCAGCACAGTATTCACGGATAAAATCTTCATCCAAACCTTTGAAGTTAACCATGTAGAAAATACGGCCTGGTCGGTTACGCATATGTGAATCAACACGCCATTTATCATTACTGGTTAAAATAAACAATTTCTTGGTTGAATAGATGCCATCAAGCAATGTCAACAATGCTTCTTGTTCTTCTTGGTTGTACACCTTTTCAAACTCATCGAACATCACAATACATGGTTGTTGGATGGACTGAATCAATGTATTAAATTTATCACCATGCCATGCAGCATTGATAACAATGGTAGGCACACCTTGCTTGGCCATTTCAATACAAATGTTTTTGCTCAGCAAGGTCTTACCTGAACCTTTTTCACCAACGAGCATTACACCTGTGGACTTCTCACGACTCCAAAAACTGTTAATGATACGATTAGTGTTGTTAATCGTATCACCGTACATCTTGGCAGGCACATCGAAATTCTCAATCTGTTCGATAAAGAAATTTTCGAATGGGTCCTGCTTGACAACATAGTTGCCAGCAGGCAGTACCTCATGGAGGTCCATTGATTCCCTAGTGGCAATACGGAATGTATTGCCTGACTTCATGTAATAACTCATTACAAAACTTTCAATTAAATTGCAGAATTAGCATTCTCTTGCACTGGTGCAGTAAATTCTTTTTCATCGTCTGGCATAACACCAACTTCACCAATCACTTCATAACGGCAGGCACGGCCTTTCGCATTGTTGTAATCGGATGGGATGGATACAACGTCACGTGGATTGATTTTAACAATCACAGTACGTTCACCACCAAAGTGTGACAAATAGGACTCAGAACAGAAATGCAAACCAGCAGAGCAAGTTTGGTTCTTGTCATCGTTAACTTGGTTGCGTTCCATCTCCACAATCTTGCCAACAGAATTGTCCATTGTACCTGTGTGGCAGTCGGTGTAATTTTCACGGATTTTCTTGTAAGCCAAGAAATGACCATCGCCTGTAATTGGCAAACGATTCTTTTCCAAGAAACCATATAACTCATTCACAGCACGATATGAAGGGTTTTGCATCATGTTTTCCATGAAGTTAACCAATGGTTCAACAGGGAAACCTGTTTGCAACATTTCAATCATACGATTAACAATGGCACCATGCATCTCTGTGCCTTTCCAAAACAATTTCTCGCCTTGGACTTCAATATTGCCTGAACCATAATTCAACACAACCTTTTTAGGATTGATTGTATCACGCACAGCTTCCCAATCATTGGCCTTGATGGCATCAACTACCTTTTGATAGGTGATATGGGTTTTAGAAATTGTATGTGGTGTGTTATCAATAACAACCACGACATTGGAACCTTGAATCAAATACGGAAACATTTTAGACACCTTTCACTGTATCAACTAAATTAATATACTCACACACATCTTCCTCACTTGCATACGAACTCAATTTATCAAGCAGAGGATATCGCTTAGAAAAATCGGACAATTTTTGTTTGTATTCAACAAGCAAATCTTCAACATTCACGGTGCTCTCAACTTGCATTGCTCTCATCAATGATTGCAACCAATGGATGCCACTCATCTTCGGTAGACCAACAAAACCATCTAAGAATGCTTTTGCAGGACTATTTACACCAACACCACTAACAACCATCTGGTAATTATAGTTGAAAATGTCGTGTTTGTCAAGCCGTTCCATCACGGATGCCATACCAATTTTGGTATTTAAACCATTAATAGTGGCAAAAATGTGTTGTTCAAGGTTAATCCAGTTTGGCAACTTTTTGATGGTTTCAATATCACCTTTACGGACACCATACACATTAACCTTCAATGCATCAATATCGGTTCTGTTCAACAACTGTTTCAATTGGTCAACATTGTGGCGCAATTTGGTAAATTGAGGAACAAAACCTAACAATGGAACATAATAAAACTTTTCAGTCTTATCAAACTTATCTAATGTATCAGCAGCACGCCACACAAAATCTTGTGATGCTGAACGATTGGATGCACCACCACGGCGTTCAAGTTGGACAATGGTTACATTCTTACCGAAACCATTACCGCCACCAGCCTTACGTGGTTTCTCGGTCAAACTTGATGCAGCCATACGTTGTGCAGCAGGTGGATTGTGCAACATTGCATAGAAAGCAACCAAATTCATTGGTTTGGTTTTGTCTAGTTTGTCCAACACAAACACATTCTCACGGTAGGATAATTTCACCTCTTTAGTACGAAAATGGTGTTTAGCACGTTCAAATGAACCAGTCTTACAATCATTCTCAACAAACAATGTGGTGTTGTCAACCTCGATATTGAAATACTCAATACGCTTTTGGTCTTTATCGTAAGATACGGAATGACTACGATTCTTGCAACGGTTATTACCACGCTCAGATTCAAATTGTTTGATATGAATATTCATAGCCTTCAAATCAAGCAAATCTGCCTTGATATCAAACGAATGATTCCAAGAGTTGCTTACATCAAACAAAGCAAAATCGGTGTTGGTTACATATTCAAGCACAGCACCTTGCCATAATTCTTGGCGTTTCTTGTTATACAAAAATTTGGAACGTTCCCATTCACCTTCAATCGCATCAGCCTCAGCAGTAAGAACCTTGGTCAATGCAGCATTAACTGCAACCAATTTTTTACGAATAGAATCAATGGTCAATGGAATGTAGGACAAACCTTCACGTGATGCTTGAAAGTCCAACTCACCGATGCCAAATTCAATTACAAGTCCACATTTCAATAATTGGTGTACACCTTCAAGTGCTTGTTCGGCTTGTGGTACTTCAATAGGATATGCAATGTTACCCATCACAGCAATGGATGAGGTACGATTGTACCTATCAGATTTAACTGAATGAACACCAGGAATAATATTCTGTGTTTCATATTCAACACGTTCAATGGTGATTGTGTTACCCGTGATTGTAGGCAATAGAGGGAACCAACGATACACTTTAACTGCTTCGTCAGAGAATTTGCTAAAGTCGTACCTGTCATTGACGGAAAATTTTACCTCAACGCCATTAGGTTCTGTTACCTGCTCTTCATTCATTAATGCAATAGAAGGCACACCAACGTCATTAATGAAGGCAGAATAAATGCCTTTGCGGCCATTTTGAATGGCGGTGACGGTGAAGTTATCAGTATAAGAGAATGGAGATTTTGAACCAAGACCAAGAGCACCGATAAACTCATTAGATTCGGTTTTGGTTGATTCAAAATATGTGGTGTAAATCTTGGTTACTTGGTCATGTGACAAACCAGTGCCAAAATCACGAATGGAAAACCACGGTTCTAGTGTGGTCGGCAGGTGCACCTCGAAAGGTTGTTTGGTGCCTGCTGCGGTGTGACTGTCGATGGCATTACATGACAGCTCACGAATTATCGCCTTAATTTTATTGGCATACAAACCGCTGGAAAGAATGTTAAATGCTTTTGCTGAATTGCGGATGCGGAATTCACCGATTTCACCAACATTGGAAAGAATGGCCTCTGCTTGAGGTGCGTTATTGAGAATCATTACAAAACCTTTTTCAATCAATCAATACAAGTATTCTATCACAGGTGCCAGCAAATGGCAACAAATATTGGCATCGGTTGCACAAATACAACAGTAGTACTTTAGTAGTAATATTGAAAATGTCCACCACTCATTAAGAACCACCGCCACCAAAACAGTGTTCACCCAAATAATTGTAAACACTCTGCCGACCTGCCTCACCAGAATTGAATACATCAATGGGATGCCTCAAACCAAAATAATGATTAGGCCCATCCCACCACTTATCAACCAATTCCTGTCTACCAAGTAAACCCATCAACATGGCATTGCACTCAGTTTTTATTTCATTATATTTTATTTGATTGTCAATTTCTCTTTTACGCCACATATTAACTCCATGTACGGTGTTTCTCTGCTATCCACTC